TTATTTCATCCGGTATTTTTTCTCCCGATGTATACAGTAAATCTTTCTCTGACCATCCGACAGGGTGAGTATTAGGAAACTGTCCATATCCACCAGCCGGACCATCCCATAACTCAGTAGGAGAACCACGTTCATCCAAAATTAAAGATGCAAAAACATACCTATATCTCTTGGGCGTTCCTTCTCCATCTGAACCTTCAATTAACTCGCGACTTTCAAGTCTCCATCCAAGGTTCTCAATATCTTTAAGCATCTTTTCTTGTGCCTTTTGGTTGTCCAATAGAACAGCATTAGTATTATCTTGTCTTTTATCCAGTTCGGCTTTTCGAGCTGACTTGCTTGCTATATATCCAACAGAACTTCTACCTTTATTTGACTCAATCACACGAGAAATAATATCTGTTGTTTGCGGCGCATCATCAAACATAAGTTTATTAATTGTCTTAGAATATGACATACTCTCAAGTTGGTCTATATTGTCTTCCGTTATAATCCGCATAGAGACATTCATTGTCATCAACTCTTGCATTAGAAGTTTAAATGAATAAGGAATACGAATAATACTAAATGATCTACCAAATTTGGTTACCTTATCAATATTCATCTCGCTTAATAAATTTCCAGTAAACTTTATAGGACCATCCGCCATAGGACTTATAAAAAGATCGCGCATACTATTGTATATCGCAATTGTTCCCGTCTTATTACATATCGCCATAAAGTACTCATCGCCACGAATCATCATCGACTCCTGTAGAAAATGACTAATACCGTGTGCTATTATTCCGTCACGTTCCATTTCACCTACACGCAAACCACCATCATTTGCCCTACCTTGTACTGTTTGACGCGTGAGTAGTGTTCTAGGTCCTCTAGCACGATAGTTAATTTTATCCTTTACCATGTGTTTTAAACGCATATAGTATGTTGGACCAATGTATATATCAGACTGTATTTGTTCTCCTGTCATTCCATTATATAATATTTGTGTTCCACTTGAATGAAAACCTTCATTCACTAATAACTTACCATATTGTTTTTCTTTTGGCCCCGTATTTAAAAAGGCCGTACAATCTCCAGAAGCACCATATAAAGAACACGCTTTCCCCACCAATGTTTCAACTAGTTGTCCAATTGTCATACGAGATGGAATCGCGTGTGGGTTAATAATAATATCAGGCCTTATTCCGTCCGATGTAAAAGGCATATCTTGTTCGCGTATTAATACACCAACTGTACCTTTTTGTCCTGCTCTTGAAGCAAACTTATCTCCAATACTGGGCATTCTTTCTTCGCGAATACGAACTTTTGCTAACCTTGCGCCTTCTTCACTTTCCGTAATAAATGTTTTATCTACAAAACCAAGTTGCCCTTTTTTAGGGAAAATGGAATCATCAATTGGTCTATCAGGATTATCTAAATTCATTTTAACTTTGCCGATTAAAACAATCTTATCATTTAACTCTGTATTTTCTTTTATCATACCATACATATCAAGGTGGTTATATTCGTACCCAGGTTTTAGTCCAATTGTGTTGATTTCGCTTTCAATGTTTACAATATGAGAATCAACTGCTACGCCTTTATTTTTAGTAGACTCTTCACGCGTTTCATAACTATTAAAATATGTTGTTCGAAACATTCCGCGTTTTACCGATCCTTCATTGAATAAAATAGAATCCTCTACATTATAGCCCGAATAACACATAATTGCTACAATCACATTTTCACCACATGGGTGTTCTTCATTATTTATGTGTTTTAAGTAGCGACTTTTAACTAATGGGATTTGTCCATAATTTAATATTACACCCATTTTGTCAATACGCGAAAAAAAGTTCGTACTATATAAAGAAACGGCTTGTTTTGCTTGACCGCACGCAAAAGCATTCCTAGGTAAGGGGTTATTTTCAGGAAAAACGATTTGATTCCCCATAAAACCATATAGTATAGAAGGATGAATTTCAATATGCGTATATGGTTTATCTCGCGCACTATATGACAAAGTAATTAATAACGACTCTTCTTCCGCCGTATCTACGTATTCTATAATAGAAGGAACTTTACTACTTTTAATATCCACTATTGTTTCTACACCATATAACATTTGAGGTGTATATATAATAGGAGAATCTAGTTTATAATCGACCACTATTTTTTTATTCATACCTATAACCAAGCTTTTCCAACTGAATTGATCCGACTTTAGCGCTGATAGTATATCTTCTCTTTCAAAAGCATACTTCATATCAATAGTATCATAGTATAATAATGGACGACATAGCCTACCACCATCCGTAAAAATATACATTTCATTATTCTGTATTTCCCAGTGAGAGCTTATAAAAGGTGAAATCAAACCAAATCTTCTATATGTTTTTATTTGTATATTTACTTGTTCGGGGTTCGATAAAACACCCACCCATGCACCATTTATAAATACCTTAGTAGTACTAAACAGATATTTTCTAGGACATTCTTCTAATAATTTCATACCTATTATATCTCGCATCCATTTTATTATAGGTTGTGCAGAAAATCCTGTAGTAATATGACACATTAATGTCATATTTTTATGTAAACCACAGTTTGCACCATCTGGTGTGTCTACAGGATCGATAATACCCCACTGAGAACTATGCAATAAACGCGGTTTAATAGACTTTGATGAAGAGTCCATCGGCAAATTTATTTTACGAAATCCTGAAATAAATGAATTATATGAAAGGCGATTTGCATCCTGAACTACACCTATTTTCTTTGTGTGTTCTACAGAACCCCAGTTTCCTTTAAATGCCTTTTTAAAACCAGACTCTACAACACGATCTTGAAATATCTCATTTTTATTTAACAAAACAAGTGAAGGAAATGTTCCCACAGTATTATATCTAGACGAGTTACCATAGTATTCACGGTCAATAGCAAGGCGAATATTTGCTTGTTGTAATGAGTAGTATTCTTTAAATAAGTCATATAAAAGACGTCCCGGTGAATCAACGCGTTTAAATTTAAAATTGTCGCGGTCAGTTGGTTTTTCGACTTTTGTGTTTACTAGTAATAATTTATAAACAATATACCCTAAGTAATATGCTTTATTAATGTAGTTTAACTCTCCCAACTGAGGTAAAAAATAGTTCATTAAAATATCGTGAACGTGTGAAACTGTTTTTGACTTCGTAAATGTGGATATAAATTTAAGTGCTAATTCTTGTGTAAATATTCTATTTGCATCATGAATTGATGGAATAAATAAGTCTATCATGTTTGCATTTTTATCCAAGTCTAATAAGCAGTATTCGACGATATCTTTATCGGATAAAACGCCAAGCGCTCTCATTACGATAAAAAGGGGTATAGGTTTACGAACATTTGGAATAAGAACTACAAGCTGCCCATTAGAACATCGAGCACCAGGCGCAACAACGCGTACAGACATGGTACGCTCTGGTTTTGACGCATCTTCCGAAACCGTACGTATATCAGCCGAGTGACTATATAGTTCACCTTCATCGTCGTACTCCCTTATGTACAGCATATTATCTGCAAATTTTTCTTGTGATATAATGAATTTCTCTTTTCCGTCAATAATAAAATATCCTCCATAGTCATTGCGACATTCGCCCATATTAAATCTTACTGATGAATTGAGTCCATTTAAAATACATAACTCTGACTGAAGCATGATAGGAAACCTACCTAGAAATATTTTTTCTAGTACCGCAGTTTCTACTTTTATATTATCTTCAGAGTCTCGCATTATAAAATCTACTTCTATATCATAGTGAATCGTAGTTCCATATGTCATATTTCTAAGTCTTGCCTCATTTGGATACATAAAGTGTGATCTTTTAACTAAACCATTATTCTCATCATCATAAATAACCGGTTTACCATAATATATTCTATTTCCACTTTTACCTCCGATAAATAATTCACACCTTAATTTAAAAATATTTTTTGAAACATCTTCTTCTTTTTGCAAAACAATTGGATTTTTTTCTTTGAGTATTCTTTTAATACCCGTTGTCATAAAGTCGTTGTAAGATTCTAAATGATGTTGAACTAAAATATTTGGATTATCATTAAAATATTTATCTATTATCTGCCATGCTAACTCGGAATTCATTTACTTAGATTATATTATTATATTATTATATTATATCATTAGTATTTTTTATACTTTTTACATTTATATTCATATTTTGCTATAAAATTTGAATATAATAGTATATTTACACTTTCCCTTTACGTGTAATATCAATTCAGTATTTATTTTTTATTACTTCTTGCTACAACTATTACAAGTCCAGCAACTGTTAAAAAAAGAATACCTAAAATTATATATGGAAATAAAAATAAGAACCAAGAAAGTTTAGACCATCCAAAACTACATAATAAGTTAAGAATAAATGCCCATAGTAAAATAAATAATATATTTAATACGTAGAATATGGGCTTACTTTCTAGTTTACAGCTTAATTTTCCTAAACATATTTTATCTTTATCATTTCTTGTTACATCATAATATAACGATATAGCTAATAATATCAAACTAATAATAAAGTAAAGTTTTGCCGGAGTACACACATTATTAATATAATTCATAAATACTAATACTATATATTATATATTATGTTATGATATGTTATTTTTTACTATTATTATAAAAATATAATAATAGTATTATATTAAAAATATTTTATTCATATTTCCGCTTTTATTTTAATGATGCTTGACTATATGAGTTATCGTATATTTTCTTTAAATCTAATGAATTATATGAAGAAGCTCCTGTAGTTACATTTCCTAAACCTCTAGTAAATTGAATAGCGGGGCTCGGGTTAACGTTATATAATTTGTTATCATATGCACTAAGACTATTTACAGCTGAGCCCATTCTATAAACAATATCCCGACCAAACGCTTGTACGTCGTCTATAATATTACCACCTCTTAGTCCTCTTTTTTTACCTTTCTTTAATTTTTTACCACCACCAGATTGCAAGCCGCCTTTCGTATAATCGTGGGGTAATATCAACTTCTGTGCTGGCCATGGTTGAATTGGTGGTATTGGTGAATTTCCTGCTGTTGAAACAGGAGAACCTGTACCAGATGGTGAAATTCCTCTTGGAGAAAGCGATAATATGTTACTACCTTGTCCTGGATTACCTGGGTTCCAAGGTTTTGCAAAATCCCAGAAACTTCCATTACCTCCTCTCATGCGCCTAGAGCCTTTTTTATGTTTAGTCCGTCTACCATTTTTTCTTCCTCTTTTACCTCCACCTGTTTGCGAAAACTGATATGGTGATTGCGTGCATACTTGTCCTCCACCTCTTTGTCCTCCTCCTACAGCAAGCGGGGTATTTAAATAATACGCACCACCACCCGTTGTAGCATCTGATCGACAACCATCAATACCAGACATGCTTCCGGGATTGGTATACCTATCGGCTGAACCACTCTGTACTACAACACCCATTCCTCCGCCACCCATTTTACGAGTCCTTTTTCTCATATGGTTTTTATTTTTTTTACTGTGTTTTGACTTTTTATATTTTTTATTTTAATAAGAACCCATTTTATATTATTATATTATATAATAATACGATAATATATTATT